TTACGAAGGTTTTATAGATCAGTACGGTATTCCAGTCTTTAATACGCCCACAGAGGCTGTTTACGGACCACATGGCGACCTTATAGAAGTTGGGGTTATAGATTACTGGGAGAACGAAGTTGATGGCCTTAAAAGTGACCAGGACGGTTTGAACGAATACTACCGCCAGTTCCCTCGTACCACAGACCACGCATTTAGGGATGAAAGTAAAAATAGTATTTTTAACCTAACTAAAATTTACGAGCAAATTGATTATAACGCTGACCTGCGTAATACTAATACTGTAACACGCGGGAGTTTTCAGTGGGAGAACGGTGTTCAAGACACCAAAGTAGTGTTTATGCCTAATCCAAACGGTCGTTTTAACGTATCGTGGATTCCGCCTCTAAACCTACAAAACAAGTACATAGTAAAGAATGGTATTAAATATCCAGGCAATGAACACGTTGGTGCTTTTGGCTGTGATAGTTACGATATTTCAGGAACGACAGATGGCAGGGGCTCTAAAGGTGCACTACACGGACTTACCAAGTTTACAATGGAAGATGCGCCACCTAGTACATTCTTTTTAGAATACATTGCTAGGCCTCAGACAGCTGAGATATTCTTCGAAGACGTGCTTATGGCATGTGTCTTTTACGGAATGCCTATACTTGCTGAGAATAACAAACCTAGGTTGCTGTATCACTTTAAGAGGAGAGGATACCGCGGTTATTCAATGAACCGACCTGACAGATTATGGAATAAGCTTTCCGTAACTGAAAAGGAGATAGGTGGAATTCCTAACTCAAGCATGGATATGAAGCAAGCACACGCTGCTGCAATTGAAATGTACATTGAGAATCACGTAGGTCTTATAGAAGAAGGCAACTACGGTACTATGTATTTTAACGATACACTGAACGATTGGTCCAAGTTTGATATGAACAACAGAACGAAATATGATGCTTCTATCAGCTCCGGCCTTGCTATTATGGCATGTCATAAGGACCTATACAAACCGATCGGGGAACAACAGAAAACAAAACTAAACCTAAAGATTGCTAGATACAGTCAGGACGGTTACACTTCAAAAATAATAAAATAACAATATGGCTAACGCAGTTGTAAGTAACTTTTTCCCAAGCCAAGTGGCTAGCGACCAGGAAAAGATGTCGCGAGAGTACGGCTTACAGGTAGGCCGCGCCATTCAAAACGAATGGTTTAACGGCAACCAAGGGAGCGTAAGGTTCAGAAGCAACCAAGACAGCTTCCATAGCTTACGTTTGTATGCAAGAGGCGAGCAGCCAATTCAGAAGTATAAAGACGAGCTTTCAATTAACGGCGACCTATCATATTTGAATCTTGATTGGAAGCCTGTACCTATATTGTCTAAGTTCGTTGATATTGTTGTTAACGGTATTGCGGATAGAACATTTGATATTAAAGCATTCTCTCAGGACCCATACGGCGTTGAAAAGCGCACGGCTTATATGGATTCTATCATTAGAGACATGCAAACTAAAGAGCTTAACGATTACGCAGCAGAAGCATTTGGAATCAATCTTTACGAGAACGATCCAGCAGCTTTACCAGAATCTAAAGAAGAGCTCGAGCTACACATGCAACTTAGCTACAAGCAAGGAATTGAAATTGCTGAAGAGGTTGCGATAAACACATTGTTAGATGGTAATAACTACGACCTTATTAAAAGACGTGTATATTACGATTTAACAACTATTGGTATTGGTGCTGTAAAGAATACGTTTTCAGAATCTGAAGGTGTATTGGTTGAGTACGTTGATCCAGCAAACCTAGTATACTCTTATACAGAATCACCATATTTCGAAGACATCTACTATGTTGGTGAAGTTAAAACTATTCCTTTAAGCGAATTAAAGAAGCGCTATCCTAATCTTACACAAGAAGACCTTGACAAAATCAAAGGCCAGGGTTCACAGAACCTAACAGGCGGATGGAATAGAAGCGAGGTAAACGATAACTACTACGATTCAAATACCGTTCAAGTATTGTTCTTTAATTACAAGACGTACATGAACGAAGTATATAAGATTAAAGAAACAGCTACAGGCGCTGAAAAAGTAATCTTGCGCGACGACCAGTTTAATCCGCCAGCTGATGCTGAAGGGTTTGCTAAAGCGTCTCGCTCATTAGAAGTGCTTTACGAAGGTGCAATGATTCTAGGTACAAGCACGTTGTTAGAATGGGGCATCGCTGAGAACATGATGCGTCCTAAGAGCGACTACAATAAAGTAAAAATGAATTACAGTATTGTAGCGCCTAGAATGTATAAAGGTCGTATCGAATCTATCGTAAGCCGTTGTACTGGTTTTGCTGATATGGTTCAGCTTACACACTTAAAGATGCAGCAAGTATTAGCTAAGATGATGCCTGATGGGGTATACATGGATGCTGATGGTCTTGCTGAAATTGATTTAGGTAATGGCACAAACTACAACCCGCAAGAAGCACTTAATATGTTCTTCCAAACGGGTTCTGTTATTGGTCGCTCATTTACACAAGAGGGTGATATGAACCCTGGTAAAGTGCCTATTCAGCCATTACAGACTGGTGCGGGTGGTCAGAAGCTACAAACTCTTATTCAGACATATAACTATTACTTGCAGATGATTCGTGACGTTACGGGTCTTAATGAAGCTCGTGATGGTTCTATGCCGGATTCAAGAGCATTGGTCGGCGTACAGAAACTTGCAGCAGCAAATTCAAATACAGCTACACGCCACATTTTAGATTCAGGATTGTTCTTAACAGCAGACGTTGCAGAATCTTTGTCGCTAAGAATCTCTGATATATTAGAGTACAGCCCATCACGCGAAGCATTCATCCAAAAGATTGGTGGATTCAATGTAGCTACGTTAAGTGAATTAACTGAACTGCACCTGTACGACTTTGGTATTATGCTCGAGTTGTCACCAGATGACGAAGAAAAAGGCATGCTTGAAAACAATATTCAAACAGCTTTATCGGCTGGGCTTATTGATTTAGAAGATGCGATAGATATTCGTGAAGTTAAGAATCTTAAGCTAGCTAATCAATTATTGAAGCTACGCCGTAAGAAGAAGCTTGAGCGCGATCAGATGATGCAACAGCAGAACATCCAAGCACAGGCACAAGCAAATGCGCAAGCACAACAAGTAGCAGCACAAGCTGAGGTACAGAAAGACCAAGCGTTGTCCCAAACCAAAGCGCAGCTCGAGCAGATGAAAGCACAGCTTGACCAGCAGAAAATGCAACAAGAGGTTGAGCTTAAGAAACAGCTTATGGCTCTTGAGTTCCAGTACAACATGCAACTTAAAGGTATAGAAGTAGAGGGACAGAAGACCAAAGAAGCGCAAAAAGAAGACCGCAAAGACGAAAGAACCAAAATGCAAGCCACACAACAAAGCGAGTTGATTGACCAAAGAAAGAACGATTCCGCACCAAAGAATTTCGAATCCTCTGGAAATGATATACTTGGCGGTGGTTTCGGTTTAGGTACCTTTGAACCTAAGTAATAATAACTACATATAATTATATAATATCTTATCATGAGTGAAGAAAATATGCCAGTTGCTAGCATCGATGATGATGGTACTGTTAAACTAGACTTTAGCGCAAATGCCGTTCAAGAGCAAAGCCCAGATGAGGTTCCTGTACAAGACGAACCCGAAGTTAGCGAAGGAGTTACAGAGCAAGACGTCGAAGATGCAGCTCCAGAACCTGCCAGAGAAGAAGAGCCCGTTCAGGCTGAAGAACCAGTAGAAGAAGAAGAGTCTGCATTACAAGAAATTACAGACGAAGAGGTTGAAGAAGCAACAGACGAGTTACAAGAAGAGGTTGCCGAAGCAATTGCTGAATCGGCTGTAACAGGTGTAGAATTACCGGAAAACATTCAAAAAGTTGTAGACTTTATGAGTGAGACAGGTGGTTCTTTAGAAGACTATGTAAAGCTCAATACGGACTATGCATCGTTAAATGAAGACCAACTACTTCGCGAGTACTATGAGGCGGTATACTCTCATTACGACAAAGAAGACATTGACTTCTTATTAAGCGATAAGTTTTCTTACGACGAAGACCTCGATGACGAGCGTGAAATTCGCATGAAGAAGCTAGAGCGCAAAGAAGCACTAGCGAAAGCGAAAAACCACTTAGACGGTTTAAAGTCTAAATACTACGATGAAATTAAGATGGGTTCAAAATTGAATCCAGAACAGCAAAAAGCGGTTGAGTTTTTCAATCGTTATAATAAAGAAAGTGAAGAAGCAGCAATGGTTGCTGAACAACAAGCTAGTAAATTTAAACAAGAAAGCGCTAGAGTGTTCAACGAAAAATTCGAAGGTTTCGATTATTCTGTTGGAGATAAGAAATACCGCTTTAAAGTTAAAGATACTAGCCAGGTTAAAGAAACTCAAAGTGACATTAACAACTTTATCAAGAAGTTCTTGAATGAAAAGGGGGAAATGAAGGACGCTAAGGGTTATCATAAATCGCTGTTCACAGCTATGAATGCTGATCAAGTTGCACAACACTTTTACGAGCAAGGTAAAGCCGATGCAGTAAAGGATAGTATGGCACGCACGAAGAACGTTAATATGAGCCCGAGAGGGGTTCACGAAGAAGTAACGGCATCTAACGGGTGGAAAATACGCGCA